AGTTGCTTCGTCAACTTCTTCTTCCGACTCATCAACTTCTTCATCAGTTGCTTCGTCTAGGTCTTCGTCTTCTGACTCGTCTACTTCTTCGTCAGTTGTTTCTTCAACTTCTTCTTCTGACTCTAAAATACTACTGTAAATCTCACGTGATTTTTCTACCACGATTTCATGAAATAGCTCTTCTGCGCCTGCATTATCTTCTGCAATAAGACGCTCAAGCATTTCTTCAAACTTTGCTCGATCAGTCATGTTAATCTCCTTTATATATCTTTACAAGGCTGTCTATTATATTTACACTTTATAGAAAAAAGTACGCCGAAATAGGCTCAAATGAGCTTATTTTCTACGCACTTATGAAATTTTTAATATTTTTTTAAATTTATCGACTGTTATATGTTGTAAATTCTCTAACCCTACCAAGCTATCTGGAACAAAGTAATCCTCTGTTTCAACTACTCTTATATACCTTCGACGAGGGTTTCGTTTTATTACCATAGAAGTCTGTCTTTGCCAATTTCCGTAATATGTTGCCCTATCATTCACTTTTTTATAATTTTCTGTACCTGCATAAACATTGTTTACAAGTTCGTTTTGTTTGCCTATACCTACGTAATCAAAGCCTAATATGTATATTGTTTCAGCACCATTATGACTTGCAAAGTTAAGTGCAGTAGGTCCACTGCTCCAACCTAAATTGGGATTAAACAGGTTTATTCCTTGCAACTCTCTAGTGTATTTGTTTGCATTAGTCCAAACATTATTTGTAGTGTATGCACCTGCTGCGTGTATTTCCCTAATCATTTTTGTGTCAACTGCAACCAAATAATCAGGTGTAAATTCTCTATACAATGCGTTACAACCATACACTGTGCCTCTATCTTTTAAATCATTAGGATCTATTGCCAGTCTGCTTCTGCCATTTCCCAAAACAAAGGCAATCTTTCTAGTGTGTTCTTTGTTATTTCGTATAGCTGTAACACCTCTGCCCACATCAGTTGGCACAGGATTTTTACTCAAAATTTTGCGATGTTTAATTTCACGTTCTCTAATTTTACGTGCTTTGCGTTCGTCTTTAGTTTCGCCAGGATAGATTTTTTTGGGCAAACAACATCTCCTTAAACAGCTTCTTCTGTACCTTGTGCTGCTAAGCCGTACATTGCCCTAACGTACTCTAAATCTTTTGTTGCTTCTTTGCGATGCATTTCATCTGCACGTCTAGCTTTGTTAATATCTTTAAGTGTTAAACGTGTTTTGCGTGTGTCATCAAGATTTACTACGCTGTCGTCGTCTTGCTCGTCGTAGCGATTGTCTTCAACTGGTTCCATTGTATTTTTATCAAAGTAAAATAGTTCACGTAGTATCATGTTAGTATTTATGCGCTAAAAGGATCATTTGCATCCTCTCCTGCGTCTCCTCCTGCTTCTGCACCTGCTGCAATGTCTTCGTCGCCTGTGATTTCATCACCTGCTGCGGCATCTGCATCGTCTGTAATATCGCTGCCGGTAATGCCAGCGTCACGCAATTGTGCTGCTGTGTCTTGTTCACCTGCCATAAAGAATTCATCATTTTCTTCACGCCATAGTCTTTCGTTTTCTGCAATTTCTTCTTTGCTAAGTCCTAAGAAGCGTGACATTGCAAAACGATTTGAAATAAATGGAATCTGTTGCATTGCTTGGAAAGTACTGATTCTATTGCTATCTAGTTCCGCTTGACGATAACTTGCAAAGTTTTGCGGAGGTTGCATTTTTAAATCAAACATTGCTAAATCAATGTTGATTCCTTTTTGATGCAGATACAATTTGAATTCTTGGTTGAATACTTCTGTTAAATTGCTTTGCAATCTTTCACAATAGTTGTTGAATCTCAACTCTTGAATGTATGCTGTGCCCACACGTCCGTCATTGTATTGAGATGCACTGTCATCAGCGCCAGTAGGCAAGTAGCTTGAAGGAATACGCAAACCGCGAACCAATTTGTTGGTGAAGTATCTAAGATCATCAATCTCTCCTAAGTTAGTACCGCCTGGAAGTGTTTCAACTTTTGATCCACGTCCTTCAGCAGTTTGTGGAAAGAAGTAATCTTCGTTGATTGACAGTGGATTATATGAACTGTCTATGACTGTTTGACCGCCACCAGTCTTACTTGGGATACGTCTTTGATGTATTTCTGTTTTAACACGCTCAACAAATTGCATAGCAAGGTGTGAAGGCATGTTGCCCACATCAACATAGAATACTCTGCGCTCTGGCGCACGTTGGACACGATAGATAATAATCGCATCTTCAAGAAGTTCTTTTTGTTTGTATACTTTAAAGATTGATTCTAATAGACTGTTACCAAAAGGAAAATTTTGATCAAGTCCTTCGCTCATTGACAGATGAACCATGTGTTCAGCATCAACTGCTGTTTCATTTGCTTCTGTGCTGAATCTACTGCTGTTTTGATCAGGTGTTCTACCTGTCATGTACTTGTTGTCAAGTGTTTGATAACCTTGTGTGTTAGCACCAGGTCCATAAGCAGTGTTTGTATTGATTTTTGTTGCTGCTAATGCTTCAAAGCTTATGTTAATGTCTTTTACGACATACTGTTCAGGACGTTTGCCTTCGCTTTCATTAACAATAATTTTTGTTACGTTTGCCGGATCAACATGAAACCACTTTTTTGTTTCAGGATCTCTAATAAAAAATTGATCGCCATACTTAAAAGTGTTGCGAATAATTTTAAACATACGTGTGTCAAATTCTTGAATTTTGCACCATTGCTTGAGCATTTGTCCTAGAATTTGTACTTCTGTATTGGTTGCAGCTTTGTTGAATTCTATTTTAAATGGTGTAGAATTTTCTTTGTTCTTTTGTGTACAGAACTCTGCAAGAATGTCCAATGCAGCATTTACTTCGCTGTCGTTGTCCATTGTATTGTATTGGCCGTAACGCTCAACACGATTAGGAGATCCAACATAAACATCAGGAAGGTGTGAACTGTAGTTCGCTGCTGCAGGACCCATTCCTTGTCCTTTTGCTAGACTAAACGGTGAATAACTGCCGCTTGTGTTTGCTGATGTTGGTACTGGTGTAAAATATTTTTTCCAACTCATGCCATCATATCACTTCCTAATTTTCTTATGCCTCTTGCAGTTTTTTCTTGATACTGCACACTTTGTGCCATTAAATCTCTAACTTGGGCTGTAAGTGTATTTAGTTGGTTAATAGCACCTGGTAGGTCGTTCACGGCACCAGCTTCGCTAGGATTAAGCACACGCTCTCCTTGGTGAATTTTTGCTACTGTATCTGCAGGTTCGGTCATTCTACCTGTGGCTTTTAATGTACCGACACGTCTTTGCGTAGGATTGAGCAGTGCATCAACCCTGGCAATTTCTGCCATTTGAGCTTGACGCATAGGAGATGCTTCAAAACCTGCTATTTCATTTGCATAATCTTCGTTTGATTGCCACCATCCTTGACTTCCTACAATCGTATCAAAGGTACCCTGTGCTATACGAGCTAAATCTTCAGCATATGCTTGCATTGCAGTTGCCTGAGCAGGATCGATTCTGCCTTCTTTGAGTCCTCTTTCTTCAAATTCTCTACGTTCTCTTGCTAGTCGTTCATTTGAAAGAATACCTAACTTGCTATCAATTGCTTCTTGAAGATTTAGCATTAGTCCTTCAAAATAATAACTTATAGTGCTAGTCATAGCTGTACCGGCTGGGCCTTCAAAGAAACTATTTAATCCTTCTATGATTGCATTTCCTATTCTAGTACCGAGACTATCTCCTGCTTCGTCAGGTGGAAATAGTTTTTCCATTACTTGTTCAAATAGGCTTTTGCCAGCAACTTCGCTGTCTTCTAACCCTATTTTGTTTAAAAATTGTTGATACAATGGCAATGCATCTTCACTTTGATCAATTCCGATTAGTTCTAAAAATTTGTCTTTTACAAAACTAAAAGACTCACTTAATCCTTTGCTAATTGTATCAATTATGCCGCCTGTACGTCCGCCTCGCCCTTCTTCGTCAAATTCGTTTGATTGCAACTGTCCAAAGAACATGTCGGTAAACCAATTTTTCAGTTGTGTTCCTAATTCGCCTACACGTTCTTTAAAGTAATCCATTGGCTTTACATTTGGATCGTTTATTGCAGCAGTAAAAGCATCTAGTTCGTTTGCAACACTGCCAGTAATCTTTGTTAATATACCATCTTCGCCAATTAGTGCATTGGTTATTGAATTAAATCCTTCAACCATCTTACCTGTTGTACCACTGATAGTACCGCCAGGTGTTTCGCCGCCAAATAGAGAAGTTAAGAAATTACCTAGACTTGCACTTAATGTTTTTATGCGTTCTGCAAAGGCACTGTTCAAAAATGCTTCAAATACTTCTGATTTAATTCTTGCTAGGCTATCGCTAAACCCAGCAAAAATACTTGTAAATTTATCTTGCTGGGCTTGTGCTTTTGCAGCAGCTTCTGGATCAATATTGCCCATGCGTTGGAATGATCCCATTGCATCAAACAGTGCTGCTAATGGACTTCCGCTAGCTCTTAAGCGTCCAATTGCTGCCGGATCCATTGCTTGTACTGTATCAGCAATCTGTGGTCCTAATATGCTCAACTGTCTCAAAAATTCTGTTTGATCCATATTGCCAGCATTTTCCATTAAGTCGGCAAATTGTTGTCCAGCTGCGCCTGCATTGTTAAGAGCAATGCCCAAATCAGTACCTTTAAATCCGCTTGCCATTTCCAGCAAGTCATTTGTAAATCCTGGAACTAATGCTGCAACAGCACTGAGATTTCTATCCAGGTCGCTAGCACCATCTGCTCCTGCTCTAGCCATCAATGACTGGAACTGAGCGTTTTCATTCAAGTCTGCACTTTGATCAATCAGTGCTTGTCTACTCAACCCTGTTGCTTTTGATAGCAAATCAATTTCATGCAAGTATTCTTGACTGCCTTTGATTAATTCTTGCTGACTCATGCGCTCTAGTCTGCCTTGTAACACTTGTGTGTTCATGTAAGCAATCATGCCATCGTTGACATCAGCAACTGTAAAACCCAAATCAAACAGTCGTCTACCCAAATCAGTTGATCTTAAATTTTTACTAAGATC